GTATTATCAATACGCCAACGACGTGATCGACGGCACCATCGAGGCTTGCCTTTTCGTGCAACAGGCTTGCCAGCGGTTCGTTGACGACATCCAGGCTGGCGAATGGACGTTTGACCCCGCCCTGGTGGATAAAGTCGCCAACTTCTGCCAAGCGCTGACCGTGACCGATGGACCGCTGTCAGGCACCAACGTCAAACTCATGCCGTGGCAATGGTTTGCCTTCGCGAACATGTATGGTTTCGTTGACAAGTTTGGCGCACGTCGGTTTCGTGAAGCTACAATCTATCTCCCAAAAGGTAACGCGAAAAGTTCCAGTGCAGCAATGCTGGCTCTTTACCACCTATGTGCCGATGGCGAAGGCGTGCCGCAGGTCTATGCGACCGCAGTGACCCAGGAGCAGGCAAAGATCGTATGGGCTTCCGCGATCCGTATTATCAACGCTACGCCAGCCCTGAAGAAATACTATAACCTGTCTTTCACCGATAACAACAACAGCGCGAAGATCAAGCGACCTGACGGTAGCGTCTTCCTGCCGCTTAGTTCCGAAAGAAACAGTCTCCAGGGTAAGAACGTTGCGTTTGCTGCGATTGACGAGATTGCCAGCCATCCGACCGACGCGGTCTATTCAGCCATGACTTCAGCGACCGCCAAGCGCAAGCACCCGATGATCTTCAATATCAGCACTGCAACTGGCAACTCTGACGGCATTGGCAAGGAACGCTGGGATTACGGCGTGAAAGTGCTTTCAAAACAAATCACCGACGACCGCAACTTTGTGCTGCTTTACACGATTGACGAAGGCGATGACCCGTACGACCCTGCCGTTTGGATCAAGGCGAACCCTGGTATGGGCGTCACCGTCATGATGGACGGTATCGCAAGCGAAATGAACAAGGCGAGGCAAAGCCCATCACGCGAAGAGAGTGCATTCACTTTCCACCTGAACAAGTGGTATACCACCCAAAACGCCCTGTTCAGCCCCACGCAACTAAAGGTGTGTGCCGATCCGACCTTGACGCTTGAAGATTTTGTTGGCGAAGAAGTGGTGATCAGCATTGACTTGGCATGGCGGTCTGACTTGACGGGTGTTGGTCTGACGTTCTGCAAGACGACAGATGGTAAGCGACATTACTACCAGATCACCAAAGCGTATCTGAACGAAGATGCGGTTATAAATGGCGCCAACCAAAAATACGCGGTTTGGCGCAGACCCCATAAGACTGGCACGTGGTTGGAGAACTGGCAAAGAAGTTTGATCCAGGTCAATTCAGGCAACATGACCTCATGGGATGACATGATAGAGGACGTGGTTTCGTTGGCAAAGATATTCAAAGTCAAGCACGTCAGTATCGACCGGTTCAAAGCACCCGAGGTTGCCAGTTCGTTGCAAAAGGCAGGGCTGGAGGCTGTCGTTGATTTCTTTCCGCAAAACTTTGCGACGCTGAACAGCCCAACGTGTGAGTTTGAAGCGGCATACAGAGAAGGTAGGTTTCATTACGACGCCAATCCGGTGTTTGAATGGAACGTCGGGTGTGTGATCGCGGTTCCAGGTCCAGGCGGGGCTATCAAGCCAGGGAAGAACCTTGCCAAGACAAAGACCGACAAGATCGATTTGTTCATTTGTTGCGTGATGGGTATCGCCCGTTGGCTTGACGCGGAGCCAGAAAGCAAGGTTTGGCGTGGCTATGACAACCGCGCACCCATCAGCGTCAACGTATCCACCTCACCAAAAGAAGAAGCCAACAAGACTGAAGTCGTTGCTCCGAAGCATATTCCAAAAGAAACCATTACTAATCCAAGACTGCTTATGCCGAAAGGCGCGATAATTTGGTGAAGATGTGTAAATAGCACCATGGGTATCTTCAGCAATATATTCGGTTCATCCGAAACTAATAAACAGTTGGTTCGGATTGAGCCTTCTGCGCACCAACTCGACATTTTGGTGCAGAACAATCCAGGGTTGATGCAGATGTCTGACCCACGAACGGTCAGGCGCAAATCCTACGGCTTTGGTTCAATGAACAGTGCCTTCGGAGCCACGGCTATGATTCCAAGCCCGACAGGCTCGCCAGTGACGGCTTACAACAGCCTCCAGGTAGCCACGGCTTGGGCTTGTATCAACGGACAGGCAGACGACCTTGCCAAATTGCAGATCCACGTCAGGGAATACCAGAAGGGCGGCGGATCGGTGATCAACAACACCCATCGGGTAGCCAAGTTGCTTCGGAAACCAAACTACTATCAGACTCCGATGGAGTTCATTGGTCACCTTGCCTTCAGCCTTCGTATGCGGGGGAACTCCTATGCTTATCTGTACAAGAATGAGCGTGGTTATGTTGAGCAAATGTTTCCGCTGACACCTGAACGGTGTCAGTTGCAAGTTAACCAAAAGGACGGGTCGTTGTGGTATTGGATTCACTACCCAAGTTTTTTGAATCTGACTCTTTATGAGCCAGCGATCAATGTGTTGCATGTGAAAGCGAATAGCTTGGACGGTGGTTTGTTTGGGATCAGCCCTATCGCAGTTGGTCAGGCTACGCTCGGTATCGCTATTGCGACCCAGGATTACGCTGGCAAGTTGTTCAAGCAAGGCACCATGGCGCGTGGCTATATGAGTCCGACCGAAGGCGATTTGAGCCAGGAAACGGCGACCTCGATCAAGACGATGGTAGAAGAAGCACTCAGCGGCTCACAAAACGAACACAGGATTGGCGTCTTTGAAAAGGGTTTAAACTTCACATCGTTGCAAATGAACGCAGAAGAAGCTCAATTCATTCAATCTCGCGCCTTCAATGTTGAAGAAGTGGCACGTTTCTATCGCCACCCGTTACACAAACTTAGTGTTGGCAAAACGCCGATGGGCGCCAATCTGGAAGCCCTTGAGCAAGCCTATATCAACGATACCTTGCTGCCGACTGCGCGCAGGATCGAGGAAGCGCTTGAGTCGCGTCTGTTCACGGATAATGAGCGCAACCGCTACGAGATCAGGTTTGACTTTGATACTATTTTGCGGGCTGACACAGCCACACGTTGGGCAGCCCATCAGGTAGCGGTGCTGAACGGCTTGAAAAACCGTGATGAGATCCGCGCCCAAGAGGGCATGGCACCGATTCCAGACGGCTTGGGTAAGACGTTTTCGATGCCGCTCAATACCGGTGCGCTTAACTCTGATTCGGTGTCTGGCATGGCTATGACCGATCCGAACGGAGCCAAACCCGACAAGCAGATGCTGCAAGATCAGTATCAATCTGACGACGACGACGACAAAGACGAGGACGAAGAATAATGAAATACGTTACCTCGGAAATCTATCGCAAGATGCGCAAAAACGCCGATCCTGATCTTGGTGTGCGGAAGGCTTACGCCAATACGCCAGAAGATCTCGGTAACAGGCGTTTCAAGTTCGTAATTTCCACTCCACAAAAAGATCGCTCAAAAGATATCGTGCTGCAAGAGGGCTGGGTGCTTGAACACTACAAACGGAACCCTGTCGTCCTTTGGCAGCACAACTCTGACATCCTGCCAATAGGCAAGGCGGTCAGTATCGGCATTGAAGGCGGGGTATTGAAAGCAACCGTTGAGTTCGTCACAGGTGATATTAATCCGCAAGCCGAACAGGTTTATCAGTTGATCCAAAGGGGCTTTTTGACCGCCACTTCCGTTGGTTTCATTCCGCTTGAAGACGAGCCGGATAACGACGGTGGGTTGATCTATCACAGCCTTGACCTCTGCGAGTTCAGCATTGTCAACGCGCCTGATAACCCTTGGGCGTTGCTTGAGCCAGGGCAGCGGGATGTGGAACCAAAAGAAACTACTGCAACGCCGAAAGATGCGTTGAAAAAAGGATCAGAACTAAATAGTTCCGATAACAAGGCTGCGCGCGAGCGTTGTCTACGTCAACTTCTATTACGCGGGAAAGCCCGCAAGGGAACAACACTATGAACATCAATACCCAGATTAAGAACTTGCAGAAGACCCGTGATGATCATTACGACGCCATGGTTGCTTATCTCGCCAAGGATACCGGCGAAGCCAACTCTGATTTTGTGCAGGCGACCTACGACGCTATGGATACGCGTCTTGCCGCTCTTGACGCCAGCATTGCGAAGCGCGCCACGCTCGCTAACAAGGCTGCCAAGAAGCGCAAGGAAGACGACGCCGACGAGCGTGAAGATTGCGTAGGCAAGGAGTCTGACGACGACGAGGACGACGGGGAAGACAAGCCGGGCGACAACAAAGAACACGACGACGACGAAACCGACGAAAAGACCATTGGTTCGTTCGGCAGCCGTTCGCCGCTCGCCACAAAGTCGTCGCTTCTCGGAAAGAGCAACACTTCAACGATTATCCGTCATGGCAAGCAGTCTGACGCGCGTGACGCGGTGCAGTTCATTATCGGCGCTGGTATTATGAGCAAGTCTGGCTCACTCGCTGCTGCGAAGAACTACGTCGTTCAGAACTACAACAACCGCACGGTTGCCAAGGCTCTCCAGAGCAACATCCAGGCGACTGGTGGTGCTTTCATTCCACAAGAAATGAGTCAAGCGTGGGTTGATGTCAATGCCGCCCTGGATACCTTCAACCAGTTGGGTATCGTCAACATGCCGTATGATGACCGAGGCAACTTGACTGTGCCGCGTCTCAACGGAATGAACACCGCCTCCTGGGTTGGTGAAGCGCAGCAAATGGCAGTCAGCCAGCCGACAACTGACGCGATTCAGCTGAAGGACCACATCATCGCGTCGATGGTGCCGATCACCAAGCAGATGATCAACCGTAGCCCGTTCATGGTGGAAAGCATTCTGACACGCGTTATGTCGCGCCGCCTTGCGCTTTCTATCTCTTTTGCTGGCTACTTCGGCACAGGTTCGGCTTACCAGCCGCTGGGTCTCCAGTCGCTTGGCACAACCCTGCCGCCTGCGGTCATTCGTAACGATACGAACCAGGACCAGTTGACCGACATCAACAACGTGCTGCGTGCCATGCGCCTTGCCGCCACATCGCAGAACATCAATCTGACCGGTGCCAAGTGGACCTTCCACAGCGCGGTTCTCGAAGGTTTGGCGTCTGCACGTGACGGCGTTGGTAACTACTTCTTCGCGCCGCAACTTGATCGTGGTAAGTTGCTCGGCATCGACTTCTTGGTTGACAACCAGTTTCCGACCAACCTGCCGGTTGCCAACTCCGCTGTTGCCAACACAGGCACGGTGATCTTCCTGACCCAGCCTGCGGAAATCTTGAAAACGGAAAGCACGCACCTGTTGGCTGACCAGTCTGGTGACGCGACCTATTGGGATGGCAGCGCGTGGCAGTCGGCTTATCAGAACCAGGAAATCGTGTTCCGCGTTTCCAAGGAGATGGACTGGAATATTGCTCACCCGTATGGCTCGATCAACATGACGGTCTCTGGCTTGCAGCCTTCCTTCTGGAGCGGCAACAATGGTGGCTCGGCTTACAGCACTCAGGCTTCGAATACGTCGAATTCTGCCGCGCAGTCTGCCTATCCGACCAGCACTGCAACTCCGAACACCTAGTATCTCCTTTTTCTCCAAAAAAGAGGGTATTATCAAGAGCGAGCCTCAATCCGAAAGGGTTGGGGCTTTCTTTTTTCGCCGCTTTTGCTAAATAGTTCCACATGTAAAGGACTCCTACACGATGAATCTCGATGAAAAGAACCAGACAATCAAGTTCGTCAAGGATTTCAACGGATACAAGTCTGGTGAATCGACCGAGGTTAACGCTGATCGCGCGCAAAAGTTGATCGCAAGTGGTTACGCACAAAAAGAGACAACTTTATCGACGCTTGCACCTGTTCGCCGGTCGTTCAACAACCGTATGGTCAGGAAGTAATCCAGGTGTATGTTCGTTCCCAGATCATTCAGCCACCCATGGCTCTGTTTGACGCCAACATGTTGCGTCAGCAATCGCGTATTGACGCCGATTCTGACGATGATCAGTTGCTTGACTTCTATATCGCGTCAGCCACGGCACGCGTGCAAAAGTTTCTTGCGAAATCGATCCTGCCGCAACAAAGGGCTTTGACGTGGACGACCACTCGCCCAGCCGATGTGATGAACCAACCCTATCAGGCTGGTATTGCTGGTTTTGACGCCAGTGCCATGGGGTTTGGCTTTATCGGCTTTGGTGGTTTCTATAACTACGCCAACAAAGAATATTCCGATATCGTGCAAGACTCAAAGATGAATATATTTTATGGTCCGGTGCAGTCGATTCAGAATGTGACCGCGACCTTCTGGTCCGGCAACACCGTTGAACTTGTTGCAAACGTAGACTACCAAGCAGATATCAATAACGAGCCAGGGCGGTTAAGGCTTCATCATTGCTACGCGGCTCATCCCCATGTTGCCAATCACCAGATCATTTATACCGCTGCTATAGCTCCCAATACAGCCACGGTGCCGACCGACATCGTTCATGCAGTGCTTTTGACTGCGACCAGAATGTATGAAAAGCGCGGTGACGCAGAGTCTGGCGACATGCTGACAACCACCGCAAAAAGCATGATTTACCCGTATAAAATGCCGATTATAGCATAATGTCAGAAGATACTACCTACGAAGACTTTCCGATCTCCAAACTTAGATCAAAGGTGACGCTGGCAAGGCGCGTGGAAGACCTCGACCCGACCACAGGCGAGCCTATCTATTCCTACACTGATCCGCTTGTGATCAATACCTGGATCGAGCAAACCAAGGGTATTCCGTGGTTGCGAAACTCCAACGTTGAGATCGGTGATGATAACTTTACCATGGTTTGTCGGTGGCGTGACTTTAGTTCGTTGACCGACTTCCATTTCATTCTGCGTAGGCGTATCCGCGTCGATGGTTCCATATTCAACGAAATCTTTAAGATCAATGGTGTTTTGGAACTCCACGGTCGCCGTAGGTTCTGCCAACTCGATCTTGAATTGCAAAAGCACCTCCTATGAAACTTACCATCGATATACCAAAATACATGTTTGAACTGAAAGCCAAGCAGATATCCAAAGCCCTTGGCGGAGCCGCACGGCTTGTCGCCAATCAAGCCAAGGCTGACATTCTATCCTCGGCTGGCTTGCCTGGAGGCGCACCGCAGAACCGCACAGGCGCATTGGTCAAAGGTATCACGTCGCGTTCTAAGAAATGGGTCGCCCTGGTCATTTCCAACGACCCTGGATCGACCGCATTGCAGGTTGGTGCCACAGGTGGCGGCGGCAACAAAAAAGGCGTCAGGAACAAGCGCGGTAAGCCCAGCACCAAACGGGTCATGAAAGCCTATCCGTTCCTGGAGCCAGCCCTGGCAAAGAAAAAGAACGAGATTGAACGCCGGTTGAAGACAGCGATCATGACCGATATCATTTTCCGACGGACCAAGTGAACATGTTCAATCTCAATCTGCAACTACTCCTGATCAAGCACTTGCAAGCCTACAACGATGGTTTCTTTCGTTCCTTTGCCGGCTCTTCCAGCCCTGGCTTGGCGATGAGCCAACTGAATGGCGATACACCAGCCTTGATCGTGGTTCCCAGGTCATTTGCACCGACCGAACAAAGCAATCTGGTCGGCTTGAAGCAACGCGTAACCTGGACGTTTGACATCGTGGTTGCGCTTGACGCGTCACGTGACCCCAGCAGGGCAGGTGCCAGCGGCGCATTGACCGTGGAAGACGTGTTTTGGAAACTATACGGTATGCTGGCTGGCTGGGTGCCGCCGATATCTAACACCAATCCGAAATCAGTTTATCTCGGCACTGGCTTCACTCCTGGTGAAGTGGTTGCTCTGGAAACCAACGGCGCCAAATCCTATTGGACCTTTCCATACTCAGTCACCAGCACGATTGGCGATCAAGGATCGTGGAAAACGAATCAGATATACCAAGCCCAACCTGGAGTCGTTTCAGAAATTGGCAACACGATTGTTGAAGTCGTGTCAAACGGAACGGTATTCAGCAACGTGACGCTAAATAGTTCCAACATAAACTAACACCATACGGGGATCACCGATGTCAGTCACAACTCTTATTCCTACAAACGTGCTTCCTGGGGTGTATATCACCAACGAAAGCGCAAACGTCACAACGCAGACGAATAACAACGTTATTCTGATCGCCAACGCGACCGCTGCCAACGTTCCGGTCACATATACTCTGACGACAACCATTGCTGGCGCACAGGCGCTTTACGGAGCCAACTCCAGCCTCGCCAATCTGGCGTCGTATTACCTGTCGATTGATCAGGCTTCGACGGTTTACACCATTCCGCGCCCAAGCAACGACGCTGCCGGTCTGGCAGCCGCGCTGGCTGGCATGGGGCAGTTGCCTGCTGGGTTCATCGTCTTCGCGTCTTATGAAGCCAATGGCGTCGCAGAAACAGCCGTGGTTGACGCCTTTCTGAACGCCACGTCGGGGCGCTGGAACTACGTGCAGCAGCCGCTTTTCGGCAAGGCGATTACCGTCAGCACGATCGCCTTCGGCAACGCCACAGCGGTCACCAATCTGATCTCCAGTGGTGCGGCTACGCAGAACAGCGACTACATCACAATAGGTCTGGCGGCTGATTCCACACCAGCGCCGATTGAGCAAATCCTGGCTGGCTATGCGGCATCGATCATTCCAATCCAGCAGGCGAATCCTGGCTACGGCTTGACCAAGTTGCCGATCAGCAATGTTCCGGCTCCGACCCTCGGGTCCGACGTGCCGAACTACGCCACTAAGTTGGCGTTGCTGAACGCAGGTTACAGCCCATTCTATGTAAACTTCGACTCAAGCGTTGTGGAAGTGGAAGACGTGGTCACGACCAACACGACCAATCCAGCGGGTTTTCAAGACAAGTCATACGCTGAATTCGCCATTCTTTGCGACCTTGAAGACGTGAATCTTCAGACCCTGGCTTATCTGGATAGATTCCGCAACCGCAAGGTCGTTAGCGACAACGCGCTGGCGACACCGGCAACTGGTTTTATTTCAGCCGATGTGCTGAAAGCGGATCTGCTTGGTTTCTCAGGTGTGCTGCAACAGAACGGCAGGATCGACAATCTGGCTTACACCATTGCGAACACGCAGGTTGCAGCCGTCCCTGGTGGTCGTTTCAATATCTACTATCCCGTTACGCTGGTTTCCGCAAATCGCGTGACCGCCGTGCGCCTCGTATTCACCAACTCCTAATCCCTGGGGAAGAAACAAATGTCATATATTCCTGCTTATGCGGTCGTGTCTTTTGCGATCAATACCGTTCCCTACAACGTTGGTGAAGGCATAACCTTTCGTCCAACACAACTTGTTGGCAAAGAGCCGATCGAGTCGCTGACTTCGGCAACCGCGCTGATGATCAAGAAGCGGCTTTACGGCTACATGGAAACCAGCCTCGCTTATGACGGCACGTTCCTGGTGCAAAGCATTGCTGCTTTGACGGGTGCCACGATCGTTGCGGTGCTTGACGATGGGCGAACCATGACCGTTTCTGGTGCAAATATCGTGGACGAGGTATCGGTCAAACTTGAGAATGGCTTGGTGCCAGTCAAGTTCATCGGCACCGTTACCATTGAAACACCGGCGCTTTAAAAAATATAGGTATTATTCATGTCTAATGATGCAACAAACGACGTGGCTGGAGCGGAGACTTGGTCTCCGTTCAAGTCTTTCAGCATTTACAACTACACCACAGGTGAAGTGACCAAGACCTTCACGGTGCGTGCGCCAACAGCCAACGAACGCTTCAAGGCGTTGACGGTCGCCAATGCAAACAATGGGTTCGCTGGCACCAACCAACTGATCATGTTCGTTGCCACTGATACCAATGGTAAGTCGCTTGGGCTTGAAGAAATCGTCAACATGCCAGCTTATTTGTCTGACGAGGTGCATGAATACCTGCAAAGTTTTACGTCGGAACGTCTGCGGAACTACTTCGCGAGCAAGTAATAACGTTGGCGTTGCAACAGGGGTGGAATCCGTCTGACGCGTTAAATACACCGTTGAGCGATATCTATGATGTCGCAAAGATAGTTAACAACAAGAAGCAACGGGAACGGGAACGCTGACATGGCTGATCAAGGTAAGTTTAATGTCGCGATATCCGCCACAGATTCCGCAACGAATGTCTTCAAGAAACTAAACGCCCAGATCTCGGCGATGCAGAAACCAGCGAAAAGCCTCAATCGAGAAATGGGGCGGTTCGCTGATCTGACTGGCATCAGCGCGGTTTCCAAAGGTTTTGTGTCGCTTGGCGGCGTGGCTGTATCTGCTGCCGGTTCGGTTGCCAAACTTGGTCTGGAGACCGCTGGTATCGCCGGTATTGGATCGATCGCAGGCGTGGCTGCCATGACTGTCAAATGGGCGGAGTGGGGCAATCAGATTGAGAAAACCGCCGACTGGCTTGGTGTGGTGCCGCAAAAAGTGCTTGGCATGCAGAACATGTCAAAAATGTTGGGTGCCGATGCAAACAGCCTCGCGGAAACTTACGAAAATGTAAGCGATATGCAACGAAACGCGCGGCTCGGTCTTGACCCGAAAGCCATGCAGTTGTTCGGCAACTTCAAGATCACAACTGATCCAAAACAGACCGCCCTGGCTATCAATCAGATATTCAACGCTGCTCGCCAGATCCAGCAAGAAGGCGACCCAGCCAAACTACGCGCGTTCTTTGACGCGTTTCACGTATCGCCCGATCTGATCAGAGCCGTAACCACCACAAGCGATACATTTGAACAGTTTCAGGCGAAAGCAAACGCCGCAGCCAGCGAAATGGCGCCGTTCGCAGCCGCAGCCGACAAGGCAAACATCGCGTTCAATCAGTTGGGAGTCGAGATCAAAGGCGTGCTGGCTGACGCGTTGACGCCGTATGCCGACGAACTAAGCACGTGGCTGTCTAAGAGCGAAAACCAGAAAACGATACTCGATGATGTGAAATGGGCGGTCAACGGCGTCAAAACCGCTATGAGCGAAGCCAAACCGGAAGTGACGAAACTGTGGAAAGAGTTTGAAGAAGGTGACGGCTGGTTCGGAAAAACAAAGACAGCCTTTGAAGCGATCGCAGCAGTAAGCCTCGCGGCGTGGGCTGCCAGCGCGATCGCCAGCCTTGGCTCGGTCACCGCGTTCATGGCTGCCAATCCTGTTATCGCCGGATTGCTTGCCGCAGGGCTTGCCAGCCAAGCGATACCAAGGCTGCTTGATAGTGGCGCACATGAACTACTCGGCTTGCCAGAAGGCAACCAGAAGGGCAAGAATCACGGCGGCTGGGACGGGCTATCCAATCTGAACCCTTTCAACTGGGGTTGGACGGATGGCAGCAAGCAGAACCGTGCTGCTTCCAGCAAGCAACTCAAAGAATTGCAACAAGGTGCATTTGATACTTTGTTAAAGACAGGCATCGATCAGATTGGCGCTAAAGCCATGATCGCCAACTTCACGCGCGAATCATCAATGAATCCGCGCGCTGTCGATGCAACAGGTCACACCGGCTTAGGGCAATGGGATGCGGAGCGTCAAGCCGATTTTCGGCAGCAATTCGGCTATGACATGCTCGATCCGAAGGTTGACAACACCAAGGTCATGCGTGACGAACTCCAGTTCGCAGTCAACGAACTACACGGCAGCCAGAGCAAACGGGCAGGCAGGTTTAACGCAGCAACGACGCTGCAAGAGGCAACCGCTGCTTATAACGAAGACATCGAGCGGAGTGCAGAGAGTTCGGAGAAACGCCAAGCCATCGCAGGTGGTCTGACGGTGGTGGTTCGGCATGAGAATCCGCCCCCAGGTGTATCCGTTTCAGCCAAAACAAGTGGTGCGGCTTTCGCAGGTGCCACGCCTTCGGTCGCAACTTCAATGCATACGGGTGGTATCGCTACATGGTAAATCCTATTTCCGTTATCGAGGCGGCTCTTAGCCTGATCGATCCGTTCGCTGACGCGCTGAAAAAATGCCACTTTCGCGGCTATGAAATCGTTGCGCCTGAAATAAAGTTCGCGCCAGAAGAAGCCATTGTGCTGCATGAATACCCCTACAAGAAATACCCCAATCCAGAAAACATGCAGTCACCACGCGACTATTACGAAGTGCAAGGGTTTATCCAATCGACCAACCCTTCGTATCCAGCCAACGTCTACGGCTCGTTTGAAAAGCAGGTTTATAAAGCCTTTCGTGGTCAGACCGGTATCTTTACCCACCCGTCGCAAGGCGACATCATGGTCACCTGTTTGCGGTGTTCCACTGGCATCAGCGCGGATTACCTCGGCGCGATCAGCGTGTCGCTTCGTTTCGTTGCGGTTGATCCAAACTCGACCACGATCAACGCACCCAAACCGAACACGCCCTTCAGCCTGCAAAACTTCGTATCGTCTGGCTTGTCCAGCATATCGACCGAGTTCAGTTCGGCAGCCAATGGCTTCCTGCAATCGGGTATCGGTATTGCGGTCGGCGCGGCTTTGACCGCTGTCAGTTTCATCGGCGCTGCTGTTGAAGTTGTATCGGGTGCCACGTCAGCCGTGGGTGCGGTCAAAGGGCTTGGCTACATCACCGATTCCTCGGTCACCCTTGGGCGGTATTCGGCTGGCAATCTGAGTCAGGCACCCGCCTGCTTGGCAGCCGTTGATACCAGCCAGCCCATGCCAGCGCAGATCATCCAAGGCACCCAGTTGCTACGCGATAACTACACCACGGCACTGGCGAACCTGAATATCCAGGTGGCAGCCCTGGCGAATACCGCTGACAGCCTGAACGCTGCGACCCTGAGCACTATGTCAAACTCGGTTCAGACCGCCTTGGCGGCTGTCGTGGCTGCCACGAATGACCCGATTGACACGATCAACGCATTGACCGCCGTAGCAAACCAGACCCAGGTTTCGGCTCTTCCAGGCGCGGTTGCTACTGGCAATCTGATCGCATGGTCAGCCTTGGCGTATATGGGCAACGTGATCAGCGTCTATCAACCAACCAGTTCAACGGATGCCGACAACTTGCTGACAGAAATCACGCCGATCTATCAGGCGGCTTGGATTGCAGCGGCTGACGCGCATGATGTTGCCTCTTACAAGGCTCTGAAACAGATATTTTCGGGGATATCGGCTTATCTGCGATCGGTTGCGGTTAACCTACCGCCGCTGGTGACGTATTCGTTTCCAACGAGCCTACCTGCACCAGTGCTTGCCCAATGGGTCTATCAAGATGGCAGTCGGGCTGACGAGATTATGCTTCGCGCCAATCCAGTTCACCCGCTCTTTATGCCACAAGCCGTGGTTATGCTATCATGATTATACCAGCCAGCAACTCGCAACTAAGGGTCGTTTGTCGCGGCTTGGAAGTAACTTTCATGGATTTCAGCCTGACGCGCAGTGTGCAAGCCGTGCCAATGCACCTCACCTGCACCTACGCCAACACCTACGCAGGTGTAAAGGCAGAGTTCGTGCGTGGCGACAACATCAAAGCCTATCTCGGTTCCTTGCTGATCTTCACCGGAACCATCGATCGGGTCAGTTATAAGATTTCAACCAAGCAGCACCTTGTCGCCATCCAAGCACGTAGTCTTGTGCGGCAACTGGTGGATTGCAGTATTGATTTGGCAGTCAGCGGCAGTCAGGTCTTGCAAGGCACTGTGTTCAGCACTGCCCAGCGACTTGCCGCGCCATTTGGCGTCAATGTTATCAACAAATCCGAACAAGATTTGCCGGTCGTTCCGAACTACATTTTTCAATACGGGCAGACGCCGTGGTCGGCTATCGAGATCGCAGCCAGATATTCAGGCGTGTTGCTACTTGACAACGAGTTTGGCGATCTTGTCATTGATGACGTGGCAACACGGAAGCATTCGTCAGGCGTTGCACTTGGAACGAATGTAGAAGAATGTTCCACCGATTTCTCCGAAGCCAGTATGTATTCAGATTACTACGCGGTTTGGGAAACACCTGAAACTTTCCTTGGTCAATATGCTACAGCACAACAACACGGCTATGAGAAAGACCCTTCGGTCACGTCGCACCGACCACTTTATTTCATATCAGAACAAACCAACGGCGGGCAGGATATCGCGCAGAAACGCGCAACTTACGAACGCAACGTCAGATTTGGACACGGCTATACCGCTCAAGTGATCATTGATAGTTTCACCGATTCAGTTGGTGTGCTGTGGCACCCAAACCGGCTGATCGACGTTGATCTACCGCAGGCAGGCATGCCAGGGAAAGAACTGGTTATTGTAGATGCAACTTTCGTTGGCGGCTTGAACGGCACACGTGCGGTATTGAATATGATGCCAGCCATAGGGCTGACGCCAGCACCAGTCAGTCTTGATCAGACAGTGTTCTCTTTGAAGCCAGCAGCCACGGCTCCAGCCACCCCAGCAGCCGCTGACGTTGCCAGTAATAGCAACGAAGCCCAATCAGATCACAGCCCAGGATATTGATCGATGAGTGAAGAAATCATGGCACATTTGATGACGTTGAACGCCAGACTGGCTGCGCAAGAAGCCACGATCAACCAACTCGCTCGGCAAGTCGCCCAACTGAAGAATCGCGCCGATCACACGGTTCGCATGGCACAAACAACCATGCCGATCAACGACGCCAGCGGAACGCCAACTGCCCAGATACAGCACAACACGACCGAAGGCGTGCATTCTGATATCTATATGGTCCAGCAATATGGTTTCTTTTCTAACCCACCGGTCGGATCAGCGGTTACCACGGTAAGCATGGGTGGTTACGCCACCAAGAAAATGGTTGTTGGCTCAAGCCATACCTCAAGACCGCAGGCGCAGCCGACCAACGCGGTCGGTCTTTTTGATACCAGTGGCGTGGTGGTTCTACTGGCAGCCGATGGCACAGCCAAAATTCAGATCGGTGGCTTGACGATTATTGAAGTTGGTATTGATGGAATCCAGATCAACGGCACGGTCACCGCAACTGGCGACATTCAAAGCACTGGTGGTAATATTATCAGCGGCTCTGGCGTGGAACTTGAACACCACACCCACACTGTTGGAAGTGCAACAAGTTCGCCGCCGCTGGGCTAAATACCCATTAACGCAAAAAGGGTATGTCATGGCTGGCGATATCGCAACGATATGGGATTCAACGAACCAATGCTTTGATTGGACATTTACCAGCACTGGTGACATTGCTGACACCCAAGCGGCTGGTATATCCGATCTCCAGAACGCTGTTTCTTTAAGCCTGTTTACCGACAAGCAGGCACCCAACGACTTCGTTTTTCGCGTGCCTATGCTGCCGCAGAACAAGCGTGGCTGGTGGGGTGACGTGTATCGCGGCAGCAAAATCGGCTCCTGGCTGTGGTTGCTTCGCGAACTGATCTTCAGCGAAGTTTCTGATCTGCTTCAGACCGCCGATAACTACGTGCTTGATGCGTTGCAATGGATACCAGATAACAATATCGGCACGGTCACGGCAAACACAACCTTGCTTCAACCAGCGAATAGCACGGCTGGTTTGTTGATCGCGGTCACGATAACGCAGCCAAATGGCAACCAACCGATCAGCCTGCAATATGCGTGGGCGTGGTATGGTGTTTTCCCATCCGCAACGACTACTTCGGTTATTCCAGCGATTGCACCTGGAAATATATACTTCATTCTTGATGAGTCGCTTCTCGACACGAAAGTTTTAGGATAACCACGATGACATATGTCTTATCAGCTTATCAATCCGGCTCGTTTGTAGCCAACACGGCTCTTGTCCACGGCGATCTCAATCAGTTGAAAGCCGATATGCTGGCGGCATCCGGCGCCAACGCTGTAGCGGCTTATCTGCCGCTGGCTGGCGGAACCATGACAGGAAATCTGGTGGTTGCAAATACAATTGTTTCGGTGACCCAAAATCTGGTCGATAACACCTCCAACGTAGCCACCACGGCTTTTGTGCAAAACGTGGTATCGACCACCGTCAATGCACTCGACTTCCTGCCACTTTACGGCGGCTCGCTGACCGGTTGGTTGACCGCCCAAGAAATCTTTGCAAATCCTGGCTATACAGGTGGCGTGGCGTTCATTGCGCAAGGCAACTGTGCGGTCGCATTTGACGCCTCTGGCGGCACGTGGGCGGATGGCGCACTACGCCTCGCGCAAGGGCAATACATCGCCCTGGAAGCCACCAGCACGATCAATATGGGGCTGCTCAGCGGCAATACCCTCCAGGTGACCAACGGCAACGCGGTGAACTTTGCGCTGACCCAGGCGGGTGCTTTGACCGTAGCAGCGTCGATCCAGGCACCAGTTATTTCGGAAGCAAGCGGCTCGCTTGGCACCAGCACGACGATCAACATGGCGAACGGCGCCTTCTTCAGCAAAACCATTAACTCTGCAACGACCTTCAGCGTGACCAACGTGCCGGCAAGTGGCAACGTGGCAACGCTGATCTTGCGCCTGACCAACGGCGGATCAAACACCGTGACGTGGTTCCCCAATGTGCGATGGGGTAGCGGCACTGCACCAACATTGACCGCCAACGGCGTCGATCTGGTTTCATTTGTTACGCCAGATGGCGGGTCCAACTGGTATGGCACAAGCGGATTGAACTTCCAGTGATCAAACATTTTTACAACGCCAGCCTTGGCGGCAACAAGAGGTGGCAAGCCACAACTTCAGCGACACCACCCTATAATGGCGCGTATGGTATTGCGTATGGGGCTGGTGTGTTCGTCATGCTGCCGCCATCCGGTTACACCAGTTACCATTCAACCGACGCGGTAACTTGGACCCAAGGCGGCTATCTGCCTTATAGCCGTGCGTGGTCGGGTATTTGGTTTCTGAACGGGCAGTTCGTTGCTACGCAGCAAACCAGCGGATCAATCGTCACCAGCCCTGATGGATATACCTGGACAGATCGCGGCGCAACCCAGGCACATGGCGGCGGATGCCTTGCCTATGGCTCAGGGTTATACGTTCAGCCGGTATCGACCGCTGGCTATACCAGCACAACCACTTATTCCACGTCACCCGACGCGATCACTTGGACCAGCCAAAGTTTCGGATCATATTACTACATAAACGTGTTGACCTATGGAAATGGTCTCTTCGTCGGTCTTGGTGGCAACGGAACCAACTCATTTGCGTTTACGTCAAGCAACGGCACGTCTTGGACCACAACGACTCTTTCGTCGCCCGTTTCTTTGTTTGGCGCGAACAACATAGCCTATGGGAATGGCGTTTACGTTGCAGTCGGAACTGGCGGCAACATCATCGTTTCAAGCAACGGCACGTCTTGGTCGGAAATCTCGCTGCCAACAGGTTACTATACAAGCCAGATTGTTTTTGCGAATGGCTATTTCGTCACCATCAACGCAGCCAGCACGACGTATTACTTCACCAGCCCTGATGGATATACCTGGACCAAGCAAACCATCGCGTCGGCTTTCGCAGGGGCAGGTAATGGTTGCTACGGAAATAACAGCTACGTCTTCCCAGGCAATACCAATACAATCATCATTCATGGATAAGTGACATGCCATATCCGACTCCAGCCCTAACGACCCTGATCGATCAGATCCAGTCAGACATCTTGAACAGCGGCAACCT